ACTCCGCGCGAATTTTCGGGAAATTTGACTCAAAATTCTGAAAATGAGGCTTAAATAAATATGCAAAATAAAATTTGGATAAGCACGGCAACCCCAAATATAAAAAATGATTGGATTGAAGAATTATATAGATGTTTCCTTAAACAAAAAATTTTTAGTAATCAATATTTGTGTTTTTGGCAATTTGATGAGGATGATGAAAAATGCCGAGATTTGGAAAAAGAAATAAAACCAGCGAAAAAACAGGAGCTAACCAGACAAGGCAGCCTAGGAAGTCAAACGCCGGTCGAAAACCAAAGCCGACAAGTTTGCATCTTTTAAATGGCAACCCGAGCAAAATTGATCTTGAAGCCAGGGCGAAAAATGAACCACAATTTGAAAAAATTTCGCCCGATTGTCCAGAATATTTAGATGAATTTGCAAAAAGGGAATGGAATAGATTATCGCCGGAGCTTGAAAGATTAGGACTTCTTTCTCAGGTAGATATGGCGGCTTTTGAAGCATATTGTAAAAACTATTCTACACAATGTCAAGCTGATGAAATTATCAAAAGCGAAGGATTGATTATAAGAACATATGGAATAAATAAAGATGGGGAAGAATTTTTAATCAAAATTCAAAAACATCCTGCCGTCGCAATCAGATCAGACGCCTTCGAAAAAATGAAGGCGTTTTTAATTGAGTTTGGCTTCACTCCAGCTAGCCGATCTCGAGTAAATGCAATTGATCCAGATAAAGAAAAGCCTAAGAAAAAAAGTGTAGGTGGTTTATTAAGTAGGTGAACAATCATGGAAAGCAAGATATTATATAAACCGCAAGAATTAAAATTACTTGGAAAAACGAAGGCCCAAGATGCCATAAAATTTATGACCGGGTTAAAACTAACTGAAAACTTTCATGGCCAATATTTTAATCCAATTTGGTGGCAAGAAAAAGTTATTAGGGATGTATATGGTACTTTAAAACCCACAGGATATAGACAATTTACTCAAGTATATCTAGAGATTCCAAAAAAGCAAGGAAAATCCGGATTAATATCTGGAATCGGGTTAAAAGGGCTTTGCGCCGATAAAGAATATAATGCCGAAATATATACCTGCGCCGCCGATAAGAACCAAGCAAGCATTATTTATGATACATCCGTGGCAATGCTCGATCAGCTATTTGAAGACGAACCAGAACTTAAAAAAGACTTCAATATTGTCTTATCTAAAAAACGTATTGTTTATTATCCGACTAGTAGTTTTTATCAAGTATTATCATCTGAAGCATATTCAAAGCATGGATATAAACCTTATTACGTTTTGTTTGACGAAATACATGCTCAACCGAATCGAGACTTATTCGATGTTATGACTTTTGGAAGTGGCGATGCCAGAAAGCAGCCGCTTTTTTGGTTTATTACAACTGCAGGAGATGACCCGGATCGACAATCAATTGGATGGGAATTACATCAAACGGCTACTGATATTTTGCTTGGCCGCCGAAAGAATCCTAATCTTTATCCAGTTATATTTGGGTTTGACCCAGAAGAATTGAGAGTTTGGAAGGGCTGGGAATATGAACAAATAGCTGATGGAGAATATGGGGAAAAAGGGGAGGAATGGAAAGATCGGCGAATTTGGGCGGCAGTTAATCCTTCTCTCGGGCATACTGTAGATCCGGAAAAATTAGAGGAAGCTTATAATGATGTAGTAGGTGCTCCTGCCAAAGAAAGGCTTTTTCAATGGCTTAGATTAAATATTTGGGTTCGTTATAAACTTACAAAATGGTTTCCACAATCAAAATGGGATGCTTCGGCAGGAATGGTAATACCCGAAAAGTTAAAAGGCCGTGTTTGCTATGGAGGGTTAGATTTATCGTCAAAAATAGATATATCTGCATTTAAATTGCTTTTTCCGCCAACTAAGGATGATCCTAAATGGCGGTCATTATCTTATTTCTGGATACCACTTGAAAATTTAAAAGAAAGAGTTAAATCCGATGGTGTTCTTTATGATGAGTGGATGCATCAAGGATTTATAAAAGCTACCGAAGGTAATGCAATTGATTACGCTTGCATCGAGCAAGACATACTTAGGGCTATTGATAATTTTGATTTAAAAGGGATTGGGTTTGATCCTTGGAATGCCTATCAATTGGCTCAAGATTTAACGGAAAAAGGTATTTTAATGGTTGAAATTCGGCAAGGGTATAAATCGTTGTCCGAGCCAATGAAACTTCTTGAAGGATTAATCATAGATAAAAAATATAATCATGGCGGGAACCCGGTTGATCGCTGGATGTTTGGTAATGTTGATGTGAGACGGGATGAAAACGACAACGTGAGGCCAATTAAAGATAAAAAAGGCAAAAATAGAATTGATGGTATTGTAGCCTTGATTATTGCAATGGCGGTTAGTGTATTCGCTGAACCTGTTAAAAAATCCGTCTATGAAACCCGAGCGTCATTTAGATTATAACTTTTGCCCCGCATTTTATGAGCTATGGACACAACACCATGGCCCTCCTTTATTTGCGGGGCAATTAATTTAAAAGAGGTGTTAAATGTCAGCTAAACAACTTTTGATATGCCCTTTCTGTGGCGCGGGTCAGGGTGAAATCGGTAGCCGAATAACCTACCGGCGCAAACGTGGAGCAGTCCATTTTGAGCCTCAGGGAGAGTTCCAGCTCGATTGCTATGGATGCGGAAAAAGTAGTATATTTAAAAGGTCGCCAAATGGCGATCTTATTTTTGTTCGGTAGAATGTTTTTCCATATATTCTTTTAAAGCTTTTTCAATTAATGCCGTAACACTCAAATCATATTGAACGGCAAAAAGTTTTACTTGTTTATGAAACTCCGGATCAACAAGAATATGAATTTTCCCAGATGGTGACATATGCAACACTCCTTTATTAAAATATAACATATGGTAATACAAATGTCAATTTGTACATTGACCCATTTATATAAATGTGGTATAATATATTATATAATAAATTTACGAAGGAGTGGTTACGTTGACCCGAAAAGTAGAAGCGGTTATTGACGTTGAAAATTTAATTATTTCTAAACCAAAAAAATATTTGGTTACAATTCAAAGCTCAGGAGGAATTTTATTCAATCGAATGTTGGCCGCGGGGGTACAAGAAACTGAGGAAACAGATCAGGCCAAGATTAGCCGGGCAGATAAAGAAAAATTAATATGGCGAGATAAGCTTTATTTTGACGGAGAAGATAACGTTTTTATTCCGGGCGAAAATATCCATGAATGCCTCAAAGATGGGTCAAAATATTGGGGGCAAAAAATACCGGGCGAAGGCAACAAAACATATACCGACATAATTAGTTCGGCGGTGGTGGTTGAAAATATTGATTTGGGGATGAAGAAAGACGATGATAGGATTATTCCTTTTGGGAAAATGGTTAACGGTAATCCTTCGAAAGGGAAAAAGTCCGGATGTAAAGTATATAAAATTCGTCCTCTGCTGATGCCGTGGGGTGGAAGTTTTATCTTGCATTCTTTTGACGCACGGATGAGCATTTCGATTTTAAAAACGGTCATTTCATACGCCGGAACGTTCAGAGGGTTAGGCGATTGGCGTCCAACATATGGAAGGTTTGAATTGATTAATATTAAGGAGGTTTAATAATGGTGAAAGTAAAAGAAGTCATTGAACAAGCTGCTGAAAATATATCACACATGAAACCCGGAACAATTGTATTGCGCGATGCGTTGGAAGCCCTTCTGGGAATAACGAATATAGATTGGGAAGAAGACAAATATAGATCGAGAGTGCAAAGGCTGATTGAATGCTTAGAAAAAGAATATCATATTTTTTTAAAATGTGATAACGGTAATGGGTATAAAATTTTGCAGCCTGGTGATGAAATTGAACTTATAAGCGACAAATTTAATAAAGCAACTAAAAGAGTCGTAAAAGTACAGCAAAAAATTCCAATGATTAACATCGGGGCAATAAAAGATCCGGTTAAACGTGACCGGACGATACACGAGGCACAAAGAATTATGATGACTCAATTGCTGTATCCTAAAGGCGTATATTTGACGAAAGAAAATTTAATTTCTGAAAATGCAAGCCGGGATAATAAACAACAAAAAGCAATATAAAACATGGTTCATGGCCAGGCGGGGCTTGGCAAGGCTTGGCAAGGCCGGGCCGGGCTTGGCAAGGCAGGGTTCAAGGCATGACCAGGCGGGGCGAGGCGAGGCAAGGCATGGTTCATGGCATGGCGCGGCGAGGCCTGGCGAGGCATGGCAAGGCTTGGTATGGTTCAAGGCAAGGCCGGGCCGGGCGAGGCATGGCTTGGCATGGCATGGCATGGTTCGAGGCAGGGCCAGGCAGGGCGAGGCATGGCTTGGCATGGCTTGGCATGGCTTGGCGTGGCAGGGTTCACGGCTGGGCAAGGCAGGGCAAGGTTGGGCATGGCTTGGCAAGGCTTGGCATGGCATGGTAAGTAATAAATTAAAAATTTAATATTTGTGTGGCTTTGTTGGCCCTATCTCTTAACTTAACGGTTGAGAGGTAGGGCCTTTTTTTATTGTCTAAAAGGAGGTTATCAATGGAATATACTTTGTTAATTCCTGGTTTAATTATCGGTCTTTTACTTTTTATCATGCTAAACAATCGCTTCAAATTGATAAAAAAGCCCAAAATTAAGCTTCCAAAATGGCGGTTTAATGTTGATAAATTCGACAATTTTATCCTTAATGCCGGTTTTATCGGTTTTTTTTGTATGCTGTTTGTCGGGATTAAGGGTTTCGATTGGCGATTAGCTTGTATAATCTGCGGCGGGGCCGGCTTGTGGTTCTGTTTCCCGCGGGGGGAGGCGAAATAATGAATGAGTTTTATAAATCGACAAGCTAAAATGATTAGAAATTCTTGGCAGCCCGAAACGCTACAAGAATTGGACAATCGAATAATGGGTAGAGGAGGAATGCCAACCACTACAGGGCTTTATGTTGGAGAACAGACTTCTCTAAATCTAATCGAAGTCCAAAAGTGTGTAAATGTTTTGGCCAGAACGGAGGGATGTCTTGAGACCAAAATTTTCAAATGGTCGGATACGGCACGGCGAAAAAAAGAAGAAGCCTGGGCACATCCACTTTATGAACTATTGGTTATAGCTCCAAACAACGAAACCGACGCTCAAAGTTATACCGAAACTGAATCTTTGTTTTTGTCGCTGTGGGGTAATCATGCATCTATTATAACCAGAAATACTAGTCGTAATAGAAATATCACTGAGCTTTATCAATGGAAATGGTGGGAAGTCCGGGTGAAACGGGACAAAGAAACCAATGAGTTATTTTATGAACATTGGGAGCGAGGCAAATGGGAACCATATCCTGCTGAAAAAATATTTCATATTAATTGCATGGGGTACGATGGAGTTGTTGGGCTGTCAGTAATTGGCATGGCATGCGAACATGTAGCCCAAGGATTGGCAATGTCGGAATTCTCTAATCGGTTTTTCGGGAATGGAATGCATACCAATCTGGTTTTGGAAAGCCCCAATGCTCTTAGCGATATCGTTCGCAAAAATTTGGGTACAGCATTAAAAGAAATGCATACAGGATTAAGCCATTCTTGGGAACCGTTTATTTTGGAAGAAGGGACCAAATGGGCAACCGTCCCGATGTCGTTTGTTGATGCTCAATTTGTCGACATGATGAAGCTTAACAAAATTGATATTGATGGAATGTTTGGAGTTCCGCCGCCATTGGTCGGGAGTAGTTACGATGGATTAACGTACAGCAATGTTGAGCAGCTAAGTTTGACCTATGTCCTATATACGCTTTTGCCGATTGTAACCCGGCGCGAACGGATGATGAACTGGAAACTTTTAACCCGCCAAGAGAGAGAAGCGGGTTATTTTGTTCAAACCAATATCAATACGCTTCTTCGCGCTGATGCTAAGGCCAGGGGCGAATATTTCAAAAATAAAATTCAGAATGGCGGTATGTCGCCAAATGATTGGCGCAAGGAAGATAATGAAAATCCAATTCCAGGGGCTGCCGGGGATGCTTATTTCGCCAACGGCAATTTTAGAACTCTTGATCAGATTTTGGCGAATGACATAGGCAACAAAAGCAGCAATTCAAATAATCAAAACGGAGGTGAAAACAATGCAACAGAGTAAAGTCGTCTGGAATTTTAAAAATAAAACAAAAGATGATGCGGATCTCTATTTATATGAAGAGATAGGAGAAAATTGGTGGAGCAACAGCAAAAGCGCCAAACAATTTAAGGAAGACCTTGACTCACTAGGCGATATTAAAAATTTGAACATTTATATTAACAGCCCTGGTGGTGATGTTTTTGACGGTATGGCGATTTATAATATTTTAAAGCGACATAAGGCCTATAAAACAGTTCATGTCGATGGGTTGGCCGCCTCAATTGCTTCTGTAATTGCTTTGGCTGGTGACAAAGTGATAATTCCGAGTAACGCCTATTTTATGGTTCATCGCGCCTGGAGCATAACCTGGGGCAATAAAAATGATATGTTCAAAATGGCCGAAGACCTAGAAAAAATTGATGAAGGGATTATCAATGTTTATTTTGCCAAAACCGGGTTAACTCGATTGGAAATTGAGCAACTTATGGACAACGAAACATGGATGACCGGGGAAGAAGCCAAGGAATATGGATTCGCCGATGAAGTAGAGCAAGAAAAGAAAGTCGCCGCTTGCATAAAAGGCGATTTTGTTATTTTTAATGGCAAAAAATTTAACGTTAAAGATTTTCGATACAAGAATCTTCCTAAATTGGCTGAAGCCGAGCCGGAAGAAAGACCGGAGGAATTCGAAGAGCCCGAACAACCTAATCCTCCTAAAGAGGACAATAAACCCGAAGAGAACCCCCCTCAACCGAGCGGGGTTTTTGATTTGCAAAAACATATTGCAAAAATAAATCAATTAACCGAAAGGAGAAAAAACCATGAACGAAAAGCTTAAAAAACTGTATGCAAAATCCGATTCTTTGATGGCAAGAATCGACGAATTACAAGCCAAGGAAACTTTAACCGAGGCCGAAGATTCGGAATTAACTAATGTCATTAACGACTGCGAAAAAGTTGAGAACGAGATTGACCGGGAAGTAAAAGCCGAAAAGTTAAAAGAGAAAAAGAGCAAACCCGAGAATAAAGCTTGGAGACCTGGAGCAAACGTAATTCCCGGAGGGATCATCAAAGACTTTAAAAACTTTGGTGATTTTTTAATGTCTGTCAAAAGTGCTTCCGTCCAAGGCCCGGCCAGTTCCGAATATGATCGGCTTGTAAAAAATGCAGCTTCTGGTGCAAATGAGACTGTTGATGCTGATGGCGGATTTTTAGTTCAGCAAGATTTTGTTGAAACTCTTATGGAAGACGTGTATCAAACCGGGGTATTGCCGAGCCGATGCCAAAGAATTCCGATTTCCTCTTCGTCCAACGGACTTACTATGAATGGAGTAGATGAAACCAGCAGGGCAACCGGCAGCCGTTATGGTGGCGTGCAAGCTTACTGGGAAAATGAAGCTGACGCCTTACAAGGAACCAAACCAAAGTTTCGCAAAATCGAGTTAAAACTTAAAAAGTTAACCGGTCTTTGCTACGCAACTGATGAGGTTTTGGCCGATGCAAGCGCGTTAAATGGAGTAATTCAACGTGCGTTTGCTTCTGAGTTTGGATTCCAATATGACGACGCTATCATCCGCGGCACTGGTGTTGGTCAACCTTTGGGTATTTTAAATGCTGGTTGTTTGGTTACTGTTGCCAAAGAAACCAGTCAGCCCGCCGATACCATTACCTACGAAAACATTGTTAAAATGTATGCCCGTTGCAATGGCCGGAATCCCGAATGGTATATTAATCGTCAATTGATTCCTCAACTGGCGTTTATGACTATCCCGGTGGGTACCGGTGGCGCTCCTGTATTTTTGCCCGCAAATGGTGCCGCCGGTCGCCCATATAACTCTTTGATGGGATTGCCGATCAACATGATCGAGCAATGCGCAGCTCTTGGAGACCTTGGCGATATTGTTTTGGCAGATTTCAACGATTATCTGTTGGCGGACAAAGGCGGAATTGAAGCCGCGACAAGTATCCATGTAAGATTTTTATACGGAGAACAGGCTTTTCGCTTCATCATGAGGGTCGATGGTCAGCCGTTACGCGCTTCTGCACTTACGCCGTATAAGGGAAGCGATACGCTTTCCAGCTTTGTAACTTTAGCAGAACGAGCCTAACCGATAGGCTCTTTTTATTTTAAAAATTGAAAGGAGAAAATAATATGAATATTAATTACCATGTGGTTAACGCTTTAGCGCCGGTAGCAGACGCCTTTGCCGGTACGGTATATACTGCCCCAATAAACATGGAATCATTCCACCATGTTTCATTCATAATTCAAACAGGCGTTGGTGCGACGGGTACTTCGACCATTACCGTTTTAGCAAGCGACGACATTTCAAGAACTCACACTACGGCGATACCGTTTAATTATCAGGAATGCGTTTCCGGCGATACCTTTGGGGCGACTATCGCCGCAACTACTGCCGGGTTCACCACGACTGCCGGTTCAAACAAAATGTATAAAATCGAAGTTGATAATCAGGCTTTGGCTTCGACCGGGTACGGATATATAGCACTTAAAGCAGTTGAAGTGGTAAATGATCCTGTGCTTGGTGGAGTTTTGGCTGTTCTGACCGAACCGCGTTACGGTCAAGATGTCTTTGCTACGGCTATTGTCTGATGAATATTATATTAGCTAACGAATGGGGAGGCGCTGAAATAGGCGCTTCCCTTGTTATCGATGAAGTTGTTGGCAAAGATTTAATTAAACGCGGGATAGCCAAAAATTCAGAGGAACAAGTCAAAGAAGAAAAAGTTTCTGCTCGAAAGAGTGCCGTTAAAAACGGTGGAAAGGATGATTTAAAATGAGTATTGCCAATGTTGGAGCTAAATGGTCTAGCGGAGTTTTGAAGTTTTTTTCCAAGACAACCAATAACGATATTTTAACAATCGGCAATGATGGTGATGTTGAATTTGGAACTGGGCAATATATAAAAGGCGAACGGTTTACCGTTAATCTTTATAATTTTGCCGCGGCTACGGTTGGGCAACCGTTTTTTATTGCACCCACCGCTTGCAAAATTATATCGGCTTATGAGCAGCATATAACTGTTTGCGATGCTGCCGATACGCTCACAATTGAAAAAATTGAGCCTGGAGAAGCTCCAGGAGCTGGAGATGTTGTTTTGGGTACTGCATTTATCCTTAATAGCACCGCGAATACTCCTGTGAGCAGTGCGGCGGTAACGACTATCGCAGGAACACTAGCTGCCGGAGATGCTCTTTGCACAAAATTTGTATCCGGCGATGGTACTAATTATGCAGGGGCCAATTTTACGGTTACAATGGAATGGCTATAAAAATGGGGTGGAAATTATCCACCCTTTAAATTTGAATGAAATGAGGGATTAATTATGAGTAATCCTATTAAAGTTATAAAATCAGGGTTTGGGGCCGTACAAACGATAGATTCTTTTCGAGCGGCGATCGTCGATGGTAATGCTTTTACCGTTGGGTTTTCTGATGTTACCGGAATCACTGCCGCGACTTCTTATTATTATATCGTAAAAAATGCGAGTACAACCAAAAATGCCTGGGTAAGATCAATTGATTTTGCTTCATGCAATGCCACCAGCGGAAGCGTTGGTTCCTATCTTGACGCTTTACAGATTCTTGTTATCAAAGATGGCATTTTCGCTTTAGCAGGCACGCCTATTGATATAAACGATTATACTACATCGGCTTATGACGCCTATAAAATGCCAGCCTTAAATTTAAACGGAAATTCCGATATTACTTCCGAAATGGGAGTTTGGAGTTTTAGCAGTATCGCCGCGGCTTTAGGGCAAGCAATTACTTGGACGGATACCGATACTAATAAAATTTTAAAACGTGTTGCATCCGATGCCATCAAACCCTCTGTTTTGCAAGAAAAAATGAGGATAGTTCCGCCCGGTACTATTCTAATGGCTATTTTAACAAATTTTACCGCTACAAAAGCGGCTTATAAGATTAATGTCGAATGGGCGGAAATTTAATTTATATTAATGTTTTTGAGGTGATCCTATGTATAAACTAATTACCGGACCAGCGTCAGAAGTTTTGTCTCTCTTGGAAGTCAAACGCCATTTGCGATTAATCGGTTCTGAGGAATTGACTCCAGTTCAATCCATAGCGCCAGGAACATATTCTGCCGGAGAGACTACCGGAACAGCTATTGATCTTTCCGCCTATCAAGGGACCATTAATTTAGATGTCGGAACCTGTGCTGGGACATTAACGGTAGCAATCAACCATAGAAACGATGCTACGGAAGATTGGGAATTGTGGGATTCGTTCGATGCCGCGACTTCCACCAACGATAATCAATCCTATAGTCTAACATACGATGGCGGCAAACGATATATTCAGCCAGTGGCGACCATCGAAACCGCGAGTTGTATTTTCGGAGTTTCGGTAACTGAGATGGCCCCGGCAAGCCCGGAAGATACTTGGATAACTGAGATGATCGAAATCGTCCGGGAAGAAGCGGAAAAATATCAGGGAAAAGCATTTTTAACTCAGACATGGGAATTAATTTTGGATGATTGGCCTTGCTATCCGAGAGAACCAAAACGCGAAAATTATATCGAAATTAAAAAAGCCCCAATTCAATCTATAACCTCGATCATTTATACGGATTGTGACGGTGTAGAGCACACTATGGATTCTGATTTATATTATCTCGATGCCGATCAATTTTGGCCTCGAATAGTATTAAATTACGGTGAGGTTTGGCCTAGTGAAACATTGCAAGATTCTGGAGCAATTCGGATTAGATTTGTTGCTGGGTATGTAACCACTGATTTATTTAAAGCAGAAAATAAGTTGACTTTTCAATGGATGCGGACGGCATTAAAATTGCTTTATGGCGACCGGGCGTTAACGGTATCGGAAATCAATCATAAGGCGTTGGAATTTGACAGGGTGAGGGGGTATTTTTAATGGCTTTTAAATGCTGTAATAAACAAAATTTGGAACCAGCCTATATTTGGTTTTGGCCTTTTAAGGCTTTGCATTGTAAAAACTGCAATGATGTTCAATCCGACGTTGGCCCGGTTCTCGAGTTTATTTGGGAATTTTTTCTTTGGCCTTTTTGGGATGGCCGGGTAAAAATCATTAGGCGGTGATCTCATGTCCACTCAAAACCCTATCGAACTAATCACAATTCAAAAAAATTACCCTTATTCAAACTCTGAAACCGACGTTTTAACAAATTGGCAAACTTATGCCACGTCTTACGCTGAACTTCAGATCGGAACTGGTAAAGAATACTATGGGGCCAAGCGGATTAATACCGAAATATCCGGTTTAATTAAAACTTTGCAATACATCAAAGGTGTTACTGACGATATGCAGGTAGTCTGCAGCCGAGGAACCTTTGGAATAGTTGCAGTAATTGACCAGAGGGAAGATAATCGATTGGAAATTCATTTGAAGAAGGTGTCATAATGGCCCGAGTAACAATTAAACTTGAAGGAATCCCGAACTTGAAAAAACTTCTTAAAGAAAAAAATACTCAGATCATTGATGGCGGCCAAAATGTTATCGAACGGCATAATCAAAGGATTATTAATCTCGCTAAATCTAAAATTAAAAGCAAGACCGGCGAGATGGCCTCGTTGCTGAAATCTAAGATAGACGGGAAAAGCAAAACATATGTTGTTTCCCATGTCGGGCCTTATGATGCCACAAAAGAACAAGCGATAGCATGGAATTCTTATGAGTATGGACATGCAGCCCCTGGTAAAGCTGGAGGAACTAAAGTTGTAGCCGGTTCAAAGGTTTTGCGATCATCTATCAAAGAAGATAAAGCTTCATTCAAGGCTGATATGAAAGCCGAAATAAAAAGTATTATCGAGGGGTGAACCTTTTGACTATTGATAAAGCTATATCAAATCACATTAAATCATATGTAACTTTAACCGGGATCAGAGTATTCCAAGACGAGATTCCAGAAACCAATAGTGTGTATCCAGCCATGGCATATTCGTTAATATCTGGTGTTGATGACCATTGCTTTACAGAAGACCCAGATAGTACAGAATCATCATGGCAGTTTACTATAGTCGCGGAAACGGCGGCGTCGCGAACGGCAGTTTGGCTAGAGTTAAAGGCGGCATTTCAAGACTTTTCTGGGGTTATGGGTGGAACCGGAGGAATAAACGTTTTATCAGCATTGCAGGCAAATAGAAGAGATGATCATGATACGGCGACAGGATTATATCTAAGAATGGTAGATTTTGATATAATGCATGAAGAAAATTAGCCGCCCAATACGCGGTTTTTATGCCCAAATATTGAGATTAAGCACCTTCACGGGTGCTTTTTTTATAATTAAATTTAAGGAGTTGATTAAAATGGCATTAGCAGGCAAAAACGCAGGTCTTTATATTGCCAGTAATAAAATTGCAGAAACCACGGAATGCAATTTAAAAATTGATGGAACTACGATTGACACGACAAATTTTGACTCTAACGAGTGGGGCGAATTTATCAATGGGACTAAGTCTTGGTCACTGGATGTAACCGCTAACTTTAAACCCACCGACACAGCGCAGGCGGCGGCGATGGCAAACATCATGGAGTCAGATCAAAGCACTATTGCAATTACTTTTAGATTTACAAGCGCAACCGCTCCAAATATTGCCGGGAATGTTATTGTTTCGAGTTTTGAAATTGATACTTCGGTTTCTGACAAAATCACATTCAAAGCGACTTTGACCGGTAGTGGCGCACCGACGTATACGGCTAGCTAAGGAGATGATTTTAAATGGCAACATCGGGTAAATTAGGCCGGGTATTAATTCGCACTTTATACCCGGTCATTTCTTTTTTAAACGAAGCGATGACAGCAAATGGAACATATACCGTCTATACGATTACTGATAGCACAAAAAGTTATTGGTATTCTAAATTTACTCCTATAATTTATGTTGATGGAACAGCAGTAACTACAGGATATACGATTAATTATTTAACCGGGGCGGTTACTTTTACAACGGCACTAACATCCAGCAATGTAGTCACGGCATCTGGTAGTTATTATTTAACAACGGCGGATAGTATCGCCTTTACAAATGAGCCAACGGTGGCAAATTCTACTTATAAGCGGTACACAATTGCAAATCCCAACATGAGATATTGGGATAAAGATGTAACGCCAACGGTTAAAAAAAATGGAACAACAGTTACTACTGGGTATTCAATTGAAAGTCCGGGCGGCGTTGTTGTGTTTGAGGCGGCTAATTTGGTAAGCGATACCATAACGGTATCCGGGTCGTATGTAACCGTAGAACAAATTTCCGGGTTTTATAGTTGGAATCTAAAGGTTGACGGAACTACGATTGACGTAACTGATTTTGAATCCGATGAGTGGGGAGAATTCATCAACGGGACAAAAAGCTGGACGGTTGACGCTGAAAAATTTTGGATTACTAGCGATGATTTTACCGAACGGTTTAGCGAAGAATTAATAATTGTATTATATTGTGATTTTGGCACAACCAAAACAAGGTTTGAAGGATATGCGGTGATTAGTTCAGATGAGATTGATACAGCCGTAAGCGATGCAATTAAAGGGAAAATATCATTTTCCGGCAGCCAAGGGGTGTATTATAGGGCAGCGGCTAATCCAACTGAATTAAATGCTTACGACTCTTTTAATCGTGTCGATAATGCTTCTAGTTTGGGGACTGCCGATACCGGGGAAACGTGGGTAACATTGACCGGGACGCCTAGAATCATTAGCAATCAGGCAAGCGCTACAACCGGCGTTTATCGTGGATATATCGAAACGGGGATTACCGATTGCGCGGTTTCCGCTAAATTTCCGGCAATTGTCACCGCCGGGGCCGCTTTGATGTTTAGAATAGTTGATGTTAACAATAGGTATTATGTCGGCGTTTACCCAACATCTTTGATATTTGGAAAATTTGTTTCCGGGACGCAAACGGCTATAACTACAGTTACATTAACATTTGTCGCTGAGGAAATTGTTAAAGCGATTGTTGATGGTACATCGATCAAAGTTTATGTCAATGGTGTTGAACAAATAAATACAACCGACAGCGATTTGACAACCGGGACAAAATGCGGAATCGGCATAGGCGATGCTGACAACTATATTGATAATTTCGAAATTGAAACAATTTAAGGGAGGTTTTATAATGGCGGTTTTATCAATACCTATTGAACTTGATAAACAACGTAATTTAAGATTTGGGTTTAAGGCCATGGCCGCATTGGAAAGTTTATATCCGGAAGAAGGATTTACTCAGATCATTGATAATATGCAAGGTAACCCTAAAATGAATGATATTAGAAATATTTTTTGGGCTGGCTTGCAATGGGAAGATTCTGGGTTAACTCTCGACCGAACGGCGGATATTTTGGATGATTGTGATTTAACTGAAATGCTATCTAAACTAATGGCCGCCGTTAATGCTGCTTTAAATGTAAAAAACTCTCAAGCGGGGGTAACAAAGGCCAAAAAGGAAAAAGTTACTCCCGCATAACTGACTTTATCGATGATGCTCTGCCGTATGCTTTAGGAGCAATGGGCATGTCGGCGCAAGAGTTTTTTGATATGACATTCGCAGAATATCAATATAAAATTCAAGGTTTTAGAAATCATGAATTGGAAGCGATTTGGCTTGCTGGAATAATGAACGGGAGAGCTTTTGGCGCTTCTAAAGAAAATCCATATCCATCATTGGAAGAATTTATGAATCCTAAATCTCCCCAGCCGGAATTAACCGATGAAGAGATTTTTGATTTGGCGAAAGAAAAAGGAATAGAAGTCCCGGAAGGGTATTAAAAGTTTAAGCAAAAGGCGTCTAGCTAACGCGAGCAAGGGTAATCTCCTCCCTTGCTCTTTCTTTTGCTGTTTTTTAGGAGAAAAAATATTTTAAGGAGAAAAAATGAATAAAGCAAAAGATTTTACCGGCAAAAGATTTGGGAAATTAGTTGCAATTGAAAATACAAATCAAAAAGATAAAAGTAGGCAATATATTTGGAAATGTCGATGTGATTGTGGAAATATAATATCTACCTCAAATAGAAATTTAACTAGCGGAGCAAGTAAGAGTTGCGGTAAATGTCCAACTAATACTTTTTATAAGTTTTGTAATTTTGTAATGGGATTAACCGCTAAAGGGGAGCCTTTCTATTTTGATATTGAAGATTTCGAATTAGTAACTAAATATAATTGGCATATTACAGATAAAGGAAGGGTTCAAACAAATACTCCAGATGGGCCGGTTAGAATGCATCGATTATTAACAGGTTTTCCGCCAAATGACGTTGATCACAGAAATGGGGAACAAAATAATAATCGGCGTTACAATCTTCGGGTTTGCAGCCATGCCAATAACATGAGAAATATGAAAAAACATATTGATGGGAGTTCTAAATATAAAGGCGTTTCTTGGGCTAGTCATTGTAGAAAATGGCGGGCTCAAATTTTTATTGATGGCAAAAGAATTCATTTAGGATATTTCGGTTCCGAAGAATTAGCCCATAAAGAATATTGCAAGGCCAGCTTAAAATATCATGGTGAATTTGGAAGAACGGCTTAAATTGGTGGTGATTATATGAGTACTGCTGCTGCATCATTATTTGTAAAATTGGGATTATCAGATAGCGAATTTGATAAGGGCTTAAAGCAAACCGAGAACAAATTAAATCGTTTGGGAAGCCGGTTGTCAACTCTCGGATCGAGAATTACAACCGGTGTTTCTTTGCCGTTTTTGGCCGCCGGGACTGCTGCAGTTAAAATGTCTGCCGATATGGAGACCACTACAGTTGCGTTTACTACTCTTTTAGGCTCGGCGGAAAAAGCCCAAGCGCAATTAACTTTATTAAAAGATTTTGCCGCAAAAACTCCGTTTCAATTTACCGAGTTAACCGATGCTTCTCGACGGATGATGGCAATGGGATTTTCGGCAGAACAAGTTATTCCAACGATGCGCGTTTTAGGAAACACTGTCGGGGCTTTAGGTGTCGGGACGGAAGGGCTTAATAATATTATTTTAGCCTTAGGTCAAATGCAAATGAAAGGCAAAGTATCATCCGAGGAAATGACCAGGCAGTTAGGTCAATATGTTAATGCTTGGCAATATTTAGCTGACTACTTAGATACCGATGTGGCCACTGCTATGGATCAAGCTAAAAAAGGTATGATTAGCGGAGCGACCGGAGTTAAGGCGGTTTTGCAAGGGTTAGCAAATGATACTAAATTCAAAGATGGCATGGAAAAGCAGATGACCACTATTAATGGATTGTGGTCAAACTTTATTGATAATCTTAAATTTGGATTAACGGATTTAGGTGATCAGGTTGTTAAAAGTACAAATTTAAAAGAAGTTTTATCAAGTATTACTCAAGGGATTAAGGATTTTACGGCGTGGTTTGCTAGTTTGGACGAAACAACAAGAAATGTAATAGTAAAAATCGCCTTATTTACGGCGGCACTAGGCCCGCTCTTAATTATACTTGGTAAAGTGACTACTGGGTGGTCGGCGCTGGTCGGCGTTTTGAGAACACTTCATGCCTCGGCTATAGTTTCTGGTATTAAAAGTATTACTTTTGCATTTCAGGCCATGGCCGGGGGTGCGGTGACTGCTGGCGAAGCGGTCGGATTTTTAGCGACATCGTTCGCGCCTTTGCTTACTGGTGGTGCAATTGCTGCCGGGTTATATATTATTGTAGATTTATTTAAAAATCTAGCCGAAAACGCGCGAATTGCCAAACTAGAGATAGCAAATATCAGCACTATGTCAGATTTAACGAAAAAAGAAGCAGCGATTAAAAAAGAACTAGCCGAATTGCAGGCACAAGGCACAACAGGTAGTACTCACGGAGGATGGACTGCTGCCGGAATAGGTACTATTTCTTCTGAAGAACAAAAAAGAATTGAACAATTAAAAAATGATTTAAAAGAAATTGTAATACAAAAAGAAAAGCTTGCCAAGACGGCAGGAACTAAAACAACCAAATTTGATACCGAATCGATTAAAAATTTGCTTGCCAGTTTCTCCGATGCGACAACGCCGGAAGTCGATAAGGCCAAGCGAAAAGCCGAAATAGAATCTCAAGCTAGACTTGAAGCCATGTCCGATGGTATGGAAAAAGAAATGCTTATTCTTGATGAAAATTATCAACAACAACTTGAAGAAGCTAAGCAATATGGCGCAGATACGACCGATATTACAGCAAATTATATGCAAGATCGCGCCAATATTATGCTTGAATATTGGCAAAAAGAACAGGCGGAAGAAGAAAAGCAAAATGAATACCTCCAGAAGCTTTGGGAAGAAAACTATCCGTGGGCGGCAGGATTGCAAAAAAGTATGGAAGATTGGGAAAATTGGGCACAGCATGTTAAGGATATTGCTACCGCTACAGCCGAAGGAATGCAAGAATCATTTAGTGATTTTTTTGCCGATGCAATTAAGGGCGAAATAGATGATTTAGGAGATTACTTCGAATCTTTTGCTGATTCGGTTATCAGCGCTTGGTCGGACGCTATGGCTAAAATTTTAACAAGTAAAATTATGAGTAGCAGTTTCGGAACAGCATTAAGCAGTTTTTTTGGTCTTGATGGATACGCTTCCGGAGGGTCGGTAACGGGCGGGAAAACGGTTCTTGTTGGAGAAAAAGGCCCGGAGTTATTCACGCCAAATTCGAACGGCAGTATAATACCAAACAATCAATTAAGCGGTAGTAGCGGCGGCGGGAATTTAACAATTAAATCCATCAACGTAATAAATAGCACCGGCACTAAAGCAACTTCAAAAGTTACAACCCAAACCGATCCCGACGGCTATATTATCAATGTCGTTTTAAATGCTCTTAACACTAACAAAGGTGGCCTGCATGATGCAGTAGTGGGGTGATAAATTATGGCGTATTCTTCGTTTCCTGACATTCAAAAACCATCTTATCAGTATGACATAACTCTCGAAGATCCGGGGTTGGCCTCAGACATGGATGATGGTTCAGTTGTTAGTAGAGCGCGGTTCACAAGAACGCGCTCTACGTATGCTTATAAGTGGAATGCTATGTCAAGCGCGGATTGGGCGACATTGCTAACTTTTTATAAGGATACAGTTAAAGGGTGCTCTCAAATATGCACCTTTAACAGTGTCGATGGCAGAATTTATGATTTAAAGGCTAGCGCGATTGGCAATTCTCGATTTTCGGTAAGCATGACTTTTGAGGAGGCGTGATTATGACGCTACCATTAGCAGCCAGGCTTGAAAAAAACAAACGGTCAACCGATTCGGCGTGGTTGGTGCTTTTAGAAATACAGCTAACCACGCCAATTTATTTGGTAAATAACAATGAGGATATAACCTGGAATAGTCAAGAGTGGCTTGCGTTTCCGTTTCAACTCGGCGAAATTACCGACGATGGTAAAGAAGATCCATCAATTACAATTAAGGTTTCTAATGTTACCCGAACGGTCGGAACGGTGGTTTCTGATGCAGGCGGCGGCGGTGGAACATCCGTCGTTTTACGGGTTGTCAACTCGGCATTTTTGGAGGAAGACGCAGTAATCGAAGAGACTTTTCAGGTAACAAAGGTCAACATAGATGCCAACTGGGTTACATTTACTATTAGTATTCCGCTTGACTTACAAAAGCGTTTTCCGGCCCGAACTGTATTAAAAAACTTTTGTCCATATCGATTTAAGGATATTGAATGTGCTTACAGCGGCACAGAAACAGCTTGTAATAAAACATTAACCAGGTGTCGCGCGTTGAGCAATTCGGCGCGTTATGGTGGTAAGCCTGGGCTGGGTTCGAACCTATGATTAATATAGCGGATTTAGTTGGGAAACCGTTTAAAAGCGGAGGCCGGGGGCCTGACGAATATGACTGTTATGGACTTGTAATAGAAATTTACCGTCGCCTTGGAATTGAAATACCTAATTATACTGTTAATGCTCTTGACTTTCGAGCGGTTAACGCTATATATCAAGAGGGCAAAAAGCTTTGGATTTTGGTTGACAAGCCGGAAATTCTCGATATTTTGGCAATAAAATTTAATTCGCCGGTCATAAATCATGTTGCGGTTTATCTCGGCAATCATCAATTTATCCATGCGCGGCAGGGATCGAATAGCTGCATAGAGTCGACTGAAAATATTTATTGGAAACGGGCGATTAAAGGATATTACAGATGGGAAAGCCTTAATTGAAGTTCCCTCCAAGTTATGTTATTATATGGGAAAGGGAGGGAGATAAATTGTATTGTTCGGAATGTGGTACAGAATTACCCAAAAATAACAACCATTGTTCGAGGTGTGATAAGGAAGTTTGGGCGGTTGTACATAAGCCTTATATTAAAGGGCGGCCAAGCGAAGGTTTGAGTCATGCAGTATTATTAATCATTGTTATTTTATTTTTAGTCATTTCAGGGGGCTTGTTTTTTGCAATAACCTCAAATAATAACTCTAAGGAAAACATATCACAAACAACAACTGTTGATTTAAATGCTTCTATAAATTTAGATAATATAAAAATATATGCTGAATTTCAAGATTTTTATAATGAAAAAGGCAAGCAAAAAATAGTTATATGGGTAAGAAATAATTCAGGTCAGGTTTTTAGTGGAACAATAAAGGCTAAAGTGCTTGATGATTCTGACTTAATGCATGGTTTTGAATTCTTTTATCCCGAAAACATTCAACCCGGAATGGGAACTTGGGGAATTATTTGGGCCAGGCCGGGAGGGACTAAAATTAGTTATGAGATTGAAAGAAATTAAGATTCCTTTGGATTTTTAATACCTACTAAGCGCCTAACAAGGGCGCTTTTTTAATGCCCTGAAAGGGGTTGATAATTTGATAACATTAAAAGTATTTAAAAAATTTCCATATTATGATGGCGAGATAAAGCAGGTTTCCTTCGTTCCAGGGCAACCTGTTTTTGATTATACCCGTGGCGCTTTAATGCTGCCCGAAAGGGATACTGTAATAGTCCATAACTTCCGGGCGGTCGAAGAAAAGGAATTTCATACTTTAATTCCAACGGATGGCGATTTTATAGTTATTATGCCTATGATCGCCGGGAGCAGCAGCGATAGTAAAAGTATAGTTTCGACGGTTGCGGCTTTAGTTATTTCGATGTATTTAGGACCAGCGGCGGGGGCAGCGGCTTCGACTGCAACGGGCGCAGGTGCGGCAATGACTGCATGGAATCTTTGGGGCTGGATGGCCTATTTAGGGACAACCGTGGCAGGCGGGCTACTAATTAATAGCTTGACCAAAACAACAACCGACGATGACAGTAGCTCATCGACTTACAGTTGGAGCGGTATTTCGCCATTAACCGGCGAAAATAATCCTATCCCTGTAGTTTTTGGTACGGTCCGGGTCGCCGGGCAGGTTATTGCTGAGCACACAATCACCGACGGAACAGATTCATATTTGCATATGTTGATCGAGGCCGGGGAAGGTCCTTGTGATTATACCGGGGACGGCGAAGATGACAATTGTACCGGGATTGATAATATCCAAATCAGCGATAACGACCTTGATAATTATACCGGAATTACAGTTTATAAACGCGCCGGGTTAAACGATCAATCATTGATCCCTAATTTCGAAGATACTCGAGTTGAACAATCTATTGCTGTCGAACTCGAAAACGATAGCGTTTGGCATACTTTTACGACTACCGGCGATACTGGATCGGGCCTGGAAATAACTTTTACCTTGGCCGGACTTTATGGCATAAGTAGTAGCGGCAATAAATATGCGAATGAAATTCAGTTAGAAATTCAATACAAATTAGCAACTAATACTGCATGGACTACATATCAAGGTAGAGATCGAATTTCGGCGTTTAGATATAGTGATTATTATTTTTATCACGATGGAACATCAGTTCCTTTTAATGTCGGAGATACTATATATCTTGTTGTATCCGGATCATTATTAAGCACGACTGTGCAAGACATTTCGTATTCTACCAGATCGAGCGGTTCGTCCGAAGACCCCGATATAAATATTGTTGTTGTTAAAGTTGGGCGTACTGTTTCATCAAAAATGAAAGAGGTCGAATACATTGTAGATTATTTATCCATACAGGGGAAATATACCTCCCAATTTAGCAAAGCATATCAAATCGATACGGGTGTTATCGGACAGTATGATGTTCATTGCCGGTGTATTTACAAATTGACTGAAGACGACACCGACGCTCATACAATATACTGGTCAACATTAAGCCATATTTTTTATGACGATTTTACTTATCCGGGATGTACGTTACTGTCGGTCCAGGCGTTGGCAAGCGATCTAATATCCGGATCAACTCCGACTGTAACATATGAATTAACGCGCTCTTATGTTTTGGTTTATAATCCGGATACCGCCGCATATGAGCAAAAAGCCGCGACTAACCCGGCATGGGCGTTGTATTGGATGTTACATAGGGCGTACTATATCAAAAATATTAATACCGACGAATGGGAATATGTCGTTCGGGGCGTTCCGGCGGTAAGAATTATTTATAGCGAATTCGAGGCATGGGCGGCATTCTGTGATGAGCGAGAGCTTACAGTTAATATTTATTTCGACACCACTCAAAAAATAAGCGAGGCTAAAGATTATATTGAAGAACTTGGACGTGGAAAGGTCATGCACCGAGGGACTAAATACGGTTGTATTTTCGACGAACCCGCCGATAAAGACGCAGATGATAATATTATTCCGTCACAAGTTTTCAATATGTCAAATATCGTTCTTGATTCGTTTTCGCAGCAATATGTTGATATTTCGGATCGGGCTACCGGGATTGAAGTTACTTTTTACGACAAAGATAATGATTATGAAGCGACTAAAATTTTGGTACCTGGCGATGATTATGATGATAGCTCCGCATTAGACAATCCAACGCAATTAACCTTAACGGGTTGTACGAATTATGAGCAAGCATGGAAGGAAGCAAAATATCGTTTGCGGCTGAATAACTATCTTGTTTGCTCTGCGGCGTGGCAATCTGGCATTGATGCTATTGTGAGCAGTATGGGGCAGGTTGTAATGGTTCAGCATGATGTTCCGGCTTGGGGTTGGCATGGCAGAGTAGTATCAGCGACTGAAACTAGTGTAACAATTGATACTCCGATCATAAATGAAGACGAAACTATTTTTACCCTTGAATCAGGCAAAACATATCAAATTTTAATTCAGATGGCCGATGATTCGAAAGTTTATAAAACGGTTACCGGATTAGACACAACCGGAACTATTATAACTGTTTCGGTCTCGTTTGCAGCAGACACCGACGAAAACGCCGCTTATGTCGATTCAACTCATTTTGAAACCACCGGCGATATGACAACAATTTATACGGCGGATTTGGAAATCCAGCTTATACATGATTATTTTGATTATGTCGGAACAGTCGTATCAAGTTCGTATGATTCCGAAACCGGTAAAACGACGGTTGAAGTAACTGACAATCCGATTGTCGATAGTTTAAGTTCTGTTCGCTATGCCTGGACCAGACCGAGCAAAGATGATTTAATTAATTTTGGCGAAACCCAAACTATGTCTAGGCCGTTTAAAATTAGCGAAATTAAACGCGATGGGAATATGATGTATACCATTAGCGGGTTGGAATACATTGACGCGGTTTATACCGAAGCTACGGATGTCCCGGACATTGAATATAGTACTATTGACCCAATTTTCGAAGTTGAAAATTTGACATTAACTGAAGATACATATTTACAACAAGATGGGACGGTTATTAGTCAAATTAATGTTTCATGGACATATCCAACCGGACGGCAAGCCGATCAATGCCGGGTTTATTATTCAGAAGATGATGAGTTAACTTGGAATTACAGCGGTTCTACGGTGTCCACTAATTATACTATTTTATCTGTAAAAACAGGCGTTACTTATTTAGTCAAGGTACTAGTTGTTAAGACACCTATTACATCCAGTGGGACAATATCCGATGCGATCACTATTGTTGGCAAAGATTACCCGCCCGGCGACGTACAGGCTCTTACTATTACCCAGACTGATAATATATTAACTTTTACCATTACACCCCCGGATGACCCAGATCTAAATCATTATGTCATAAAAATGGGGGCGACCTGGGCAACGGCGGTAGATTTTGCCGAATCGATTACAACTCAATTTACAGAAAACGCCCCGCAAGCCGGAACAACTACATTTTGGTGCATCGCGGTAGACAACTCGGGCAACGAGTCGGAAACCCCGGCCTCGTATACAATCGCGGTTTTAGAATCAGATGTTTATAACGTCATCGTTAAGGAAACTGTTGACACTCGGGATTGGACATTTGAAGGAATGTATCGTTGCCCCTATAATCCGAGTTGTCTCAAAATCGATAGTGTTGAAAAACTCGAAGATTTTACTTATTTTTGCGACGCTTTTGTTAATGGTCATACTCTCCAAGATGACGCTTATGCACTCGCCGAAGCTATCGACTTAGGTCCAAACGTCGTCGAAGATGGCAGTTATTTTTATGATTTGTTGGGTAATTGGTATATCAACGATCAATATACCTTAGATGATTATGATGAGTTTTTAGAGGCGATGATTGACGCTTACACTCCAGTTTCGGTAACATACAAGCTTAATACTAGGTTAACGGTAACGCCGGATTATGACCAGGATGCGAATAATAGCGTGTCGGAACAATATAGAACAAGTCTAAATGGGACGGTGTGGGGAAGCTGGATAGATTTGGTTAACCATCAAATTTTCGGGCGATATGTACAAGTTAAATTTTTACCTTTGTCTACTGACGGTTTAACAAACGTCTATCTATGTGGCGCGACTATATCAATTGATGTGCCGGATGTTGAGGAAGCCGTTCCGGACTTCGAGATTGCTGCGAGCGGGTGGACGCAATATGATTTGTCAAAACGTTTTTATAATGCTCCTAGATTAGCGCTTTTTACAAGGGATTCGGACGGAAAGGATTGTCGAAAATGGATTAATGGCGGGGTCGCAGTGCAAGAGACGGATGGAACGTGGTATTTCGAAATTAAGTGCCTAGATATCGATACCGGGGAACAAATTGCCGGTATTGGGTATGGCAGAGTGGAGGGATTTTAAATGTCAAGTACAGATTTTGAATCTCAGGTTGATTTTGGCAATGATCGGAATTGGTGGAAACAATTTTGGAAAAACCTTTTTAACGCCTCGGTAGGCCACGATCACGAAGGAACCGGGAATGGCGCGCCGATACAAAATTCGGTGAATGCCCAATATACAACGCTTAATACCGCTACTGACGCTAATAGTTGCACAACGAACGGAGGAAGATGGTCGATAGCGGCCTCGTCCTCTAACAACTGTCCCGATTCAACGAATGATTATTATATTGACTATGTCGGCAGTACAACTAATGGAACACAAACAGCAAGTATTAAGAGTAGCTTAGCGGTATATCGCAGAACGTTAACTAGTAGTACTTGGGGTAGTTGGACACAGATTATTGATTCGACGGGAGCGGCGACAAATGCGTCAAGTGCAACATATTGGGATAATACACAAATAATAGCATCGGGATATTTAACCGCTACCAATACTGTCGATACAATATCACTAGGAGATATTACAGTTCCGACAGGCAAACAATTAGTTATTGTTGTAAATCAATTATATAGTACACATTTTGAACGATCAGACACTTCAAAAACTTTAAAAGTGTTGGGCACCGTTGATTCCATATATGATACATTCGGAATAAATTGCTATGGAACTTTTACTGGTTATTCCGCCGGAATTTTAGTGGCGGGGACCTATACCAGCCAAACGATAAAAATTTATCATTCAATTACAAGCGCATATAATTATACCGACGGAACAAATGATGATATCGTTAGCGCGACTCCTGTTTTTTATATAATTTTGGAAGTAGATGCTTAAAAATTAATATTTATTCCGGCTTTTAAATTTCTGCCTACACAATAAACCGAAACAATAGTATTAAATTTGATCCATTTATCATTAATTTTAGCCCAGCGTTCATCGGATTGCGCTTTGTGATTCAAAAGCCAATCTAGCCCCATCAATAGCACAAAGTATCTATTAACTTCATCTTCAGAGGGTTGATCGCCTAATATTGGATTGTGCTCTGTGTATTTTGGGACTTGCTTTTCAACCATAACAAAATCACCGGAAGAAGTTCTTTGCGCAATATATTCAGTTTCATACTCGGTGGCAATCGTTCGAGTTTGCCCCCAATCTATGAGGCGAAGTATTAAAAGGGTAGTGTTTTTATAATCCCAGTTATCGGTTTGAACTGGGTTGTTTTTGGTTTGCCCTATCTGATAATCAAATCCTAATAATTCGGGTTCGGTTGCTATTGTTGGACTAGCTCCAAATAATAAAATGATGGTAAACAATAAGATTTTAATTTTCGTATTTCATCAACTCCTTTAAAAATTTTGAATAAATGAAACCGAATAGGTGGTGGAATCCCATGTTACCTCATTAAGCTGTGTTTGAGATATAGAACCATCGGCAAAATATGTTGTATCTATGCCGGAATTAGTTTTCCAGTCTAAATAACTGACTTTAAAGCGGATTGTGGTATAGTCTTTGCATAAATAATCGATTCCTACGGCTATTGCATAACCATCGCCGTCTGCTGTATGTCTAAAACTGACTGGATGTTGGAAATCAGTTCTTAAATTCCAGTTAGCTTTAGCTTCATAGTCCATCCAATGGTATTCAACGGTATTATACAGTTTGACTTTAGGACCCAAAGCTTTCTCTAAATTAATTCCAACCCAAGGACCGTACCATTCGGTTTCGTATGTGCTATGAAGTCCGGAAAAGGAACCAGTGGCCGGTATTGTCTGGTAACCATTGGTCATAACGAGATTCTGTTGGTTATAAGAATAACCCAGCATCGGAGAAATAATAAAAGTTGGTTTTTGAACTAAATAGAACCCTAAAGCTCCAGAAAGATCGAGAGTATTATCGCCGTTAGCATCATTGTTTGATCTGGAATATTCATCTGCCCGGTTATCGCTGTTATAATCAGAATCTTGATTTTTGCCGTTTACAATAATGCCATATTTAAAATTGCCATAGAAAAAACAATTATCTTCAAGATCTGTTTTGACAAATCCGTCAAGTTGATAAATCTTTAAATCTGTCCAGGTCAATTCTGACAAAATATTTGGGCTTGTACCATAGATATTCCCGGCGATATTCCATTGAAGATTATCAACTCGATAATCAAAGCTTATGCCGCTTTCGGTTTGGGCCATAGCCGGACTAGCCCAAAGTAACAAAAGGGCAATAACTATCAATAGTTTAGTTTTCATTTCAATTCCTCCTTAATCGCCTTTAGGATCACATTTCTTATCCATCCCGAAGGCGATATTTTATTTTTACAAATTTGCTCTATTTGGGCGAGAGTTCCTTTCGGGACTCGGGCGGGCGGTAATTGTTCGGTTAATATTCTCTGTTTTACCATGATATTCCTCCTGTGATTAAAGTATAACATGCGTATAACAAAATGTCAAATAAACGGAAGGTGATTAATCTATGATGACAACCAAAATGGGTGCATCTTCGGCAGCCGATTATATCAACGGGGCCGATCAGACCCTATGGATTCCAGGTGAAGAAGAAGACACATCACAATCAACCTATAAAAAAGATATTACAGTCGTATATGTCGCGGCTACTCAGTTTTCAATAACTGGATTAGACTGGACGGATCGGATGCAATTATATACCCGAATCCGATTTAAGCAGGGCGGGGATTTTAAATATTTTGAATGTACCTCCGCTGAGGTTTCAGGATCTAATACGCTTGTGACCGTTGACGGGCACGATACATATACGGTCGCAGATGCGGATTTTACTAATTTCTATTTTAGCAATTCATATAATCCGATTGGATGGCCTGAAACGTGGCTCGCAGAAGCCGATTTAAGCACGTTGGAAACAAGAGTTGACATATTAGAAGCGGTTACTCGGGCATGGCAAGCAAGTCATGCTTATTCTGCTGGGGATATTGCTTACCCAACTGCTGGCGGTTATTTGCGGGTGGAATGTGTTATCGCCGGGACATCCGATACAACTGAACCAACTTGGACAGCGGCAGGAACATTAGTAGTTGATGGAACTGCAACTTGGAAAGTCCATGATACACGGAATGATTATCCTTCGCTGGGCTTTGATAAATTGGTTGTAACAAATACCGCGACTACTATTACGTTGTCAGCGGAGGCAGTTGCTTTGCGTAACTCAGCAGGGACGAGAACTATTACGCTTTATGATCTATCTGATATTACATTAACTCCAACGCTTGCAGCCTCGACCGAATATTATTTATGGTTGGTGCATACTGAAAGCACTGGAACGACTGAATTAGTATTGACTACAGCTTATACCGCGCCATCGTATGACTATTATTGCTATATCGGTGGTAGATTTACTAATAGTAGCAGTCAATTGTATATTATGATACAAAACGGCAAGGATGTTCATTATGTTATAGATGGGACAATATTGACGGCGTTCCGAGTAATAGCAAGCGGGAGCACCAGCAGCGCCTGGGTTGCCGAATCAATTACTCCATTTGTACCAACAACCAGCGCAAGTATTATAACAACCCTTTTTACAAGTGGTGGCATCGGATATGTTGCGGCTAATACATATGGGAACGTCTTGACGGGTAGCACTTTTGTAAGTTACAACTGGTATTGGATTGTGGAAATTGTGCTGGAAAGTACGAATATTTATTATTATTCTACTGGTGGCAGTAACAATATACGCTGTGCTGGATGGAAGGAAAAATAATATTTCAAAAATCAGGAGATGATCAAATGAGTGTTAGATATATCTATTCAAACAATGGTTTATCAATGGCTTCGAAAGCGGCTGATTATGTTTTAGAGGATGGCGAGGTTGAGTTTGATCATGAAGCAACAGAGGCGGAATTAGCAGCGGCGTTTACTAGCTATGAGACATTAAAAACTAACAAATCTATCAAACAACAGATAACTGAATTTGAATCACAGATAACTTATCGGATGCTCCGCGAATCAATTTCGGGAAGTACTGCAACAAACGAAAATTGGGTTAAGGATGATGGAACTTATAGAACAGCAGCAGAACAGGTAGCATACATCGACGAGCAAATCGAGGCGTTAAGAGCGCAGCTAAAATAGAAGCCGCCCCCACCTACGGGAGCGGCTTCGTTTACCTCATTAGCACTGGTGATGGAAATGAGGCATTATAATTATCGGTCTCATCACATAAAAACTTTAATTTTTGAGAGGCAGTGATGGAATGGAAGAACAAGAGTATCACGATCTATTAATTAGGCTGGATGAACGGACGCAGCGGATATTGGAACAAACGACTAAGACCAATGGTCGTGTGAATCGGCTTGAGGAAAGAGTTGACAAGCTTGAATCCAAAAACGACACTTCAGCCGGCGCGAAGCAAGTTAAAAAAACATTTTTAGAAAAGAGCTACCAAATAGGTGAAAAGGCAGCTCTTTTGATTTTTGGATTATGGATAGGGAAGGTGTGGAAATGAATACTTGGACTAAAATCAAGCGTGACGGGACCCGAGAAGAGGTTCCTTTTTTATTAAAAGATGGAATCGAATATCTAACCGATCACATCGCCAAACATGAGGTGGAGGATAAATGGACCGGCAAAGCGATCATGTTTGGTCCGACATTGGCACTCTTTGAAGAGGCCCGGCGACTATTAGGGAAACCCATTGGAATTAATTCCGGCTATCGGTCCGAGGAATATCAAAAGCATCTTAAAAAAATTGGTTACAAGGCGGCAACTAATTCCCCTCACTGCCGAGGGGCGGCGCTTGATTTGGCGATACCTCAAGGAATGACTTATTTAGCCTTGATTAACTTGCTCAAACAGGCAGCGCGGAATTTAGGATTGCCTAAACCGAGAATTGGGTTTAAAGAATATGGTTATACATTTGTGCATACAGATCTTGTATTTATGCTGTTTAAACCGTATATTGACAAAGAAAATCCTTGCCCCGGAGCGTGGGTAGAGGGGGTTGAATGGTGATGTTGTGGGTAAATAAGATTATTTGGTTTTTTCTGGCTCCAGTTTGGATTGTAATTCTTGGTTTCTATGCATGGAAGGCGCTTTGGAATGAGATTGACTAACGGAGGCGGTGTAAATGGTGAATATTTTTACTTTACACATTCAATTTCAGAAATTATGGATAGCATGGTTGCTGATCCGAGACATAAAAGGAACTCTTAATAATTTATTTAAAATCTTTGATCAAAAACTTGTTAATCTTTCGGATTCTAAAACGCTTGATTTTATGGAAGAAACTTTGATAAGTGAAGTTAAATTAACTATAGCAACAATGAAAGATATGATTGGAGAGTGATTTATATGTGGAAAACTCGGACTAGAACTAAAATTTTAATTATAACTTTTCTTTGGATCGGTTTGCTGATTACTTTTTTGGTGGTTGGGTTGCCGCTTTTAAGCCTCAAATTTCCGCAACTTATCCCCTATCGGGAAAACATATCGGCAATAATTATATCTTTAACGATGGGCGGAGCTGGGATGTTTGTATTTCATACCGTGACCGTCTCAAAAGAAAATATTAAAAATCCCCCGCCACCGGGGAAATAAGAAGGGAGATGAAATAAATGTTGAAATGTATCGGGAATATTTTGTTGGTGTCCGGTCTATCTATTTTTATTGCTTTGTCGTATGTTGTGTATCATTTTTGGGGCGATCCGGGATTGACTGTATTCGGCGTTACTAGTTTTATTGGTCTAATTTTGTTCGGAATAATTGGTGCGATTAAGGAGGCGTTTTAATGAAAAACATTTTAAATGTGATCAATACATTATCGAAAGCCGTTTGGGCTTTACTGGTTAAAATTTATAACAAACTAAAGACTGTCAACAAAAAAATCCTTATCGGCGTATTGTGCGTGGCCCTTATTATCGCGGCCATTATTACGTTGGTTGGTCATTATTTTAGCTTTAATGTCAAGCTCAAAACTGATGCAACCGAAGTTGTTATTCGGAATGAGGCCAAACCAGCATCGGTGGCGACCGATAATGTTAAAGTGAAACTGATTACCAAGAATACTACCAAAGTCGAAGGTAAAACTCAAATCAGCGGTGAAGCTAATGTAGAGAAAAAATCTCTTGTAAATGGTGATTCAGTAACCGTCCCTGTGACTGGTAAAACGGAAATAACATATGTAGATAAAACCGGGCAGACGCTTGGTCAAGGAAATCAAGAAGTTAGCGGCGAAACCAAAATTACGGTAAAAAATGACCAGATACAAACAAATACTACGCTGACCGGAACATCAAAAGTCCAAGTGGTTACTCAGACCGAACCTAAAAAGCGGCATGAGCTTGGATATTTATATAATGGCGAAAGCATTATGTATTATAAGTATGATTTTATAAGCTTCAAAGTATGGAAAGTTGAGGCTTCGGCGTTTGTTGGCGGCGAAATCAATGTCGATGATAAGGATTCGAAGGGCTATGTTGGAGTTAGGACCAGATTTTAAACTGTTCAAAAATTTTATTGATGACTAGAAGGATTTGATTAAAAAGAGCATAATATAGTAAGTAAAATCGGTCCTTTATCTGCGAAAGTCGGCCTCACGCCGGCGGATTATATCCTTAGCGATAAAGGGCTAAATTTTTAACCTGGCGAGTCCGGGCTGCGGGCCTAATCTATCATGGGCACTCGGAACCTAATGGTTAGGCATATAACTAGATATTTAAAAACCCTCGGTCATTTGGCCGGGGGTTATTTTATTTAGGCGGTTCTGGCAGTGGCGCCCAATGAGTGATAGTTAATCCTCCAATACCTGGAATGCACCATCCCCAACAAGAATTTTTATCCGTTAATCTTGCAACATAAAATCTTTTGGATGTATCCTGTGTTCCGTCACCATATGCCAATACATCTTGATATAGTTCCGGCAGCCTCTCCTTAACGCTTATCCATTCCATCCTCATTCCTCCTTATTTATACCAAATTAATTAATTATTATTCCCTTTTCTTTTTCTAACTTACTTTTTAAAGCCCCCATAATAATTCAAATTCATATTTCAACGGGCAATTTCTACAGCAATCAACCTTAATTTGTTTCATTGGTAGCCTCCCCTGGCTCATATTCCTTACACGAAACCGCTGCCGTTTCTCCGTTGTATTCACCATCACAACTCTGTTCAAAACCCAGATTAAAAAAATTGCAGTTAGCTTTTAAACACGAGACCCCTTCCAATCGCTCGGCCTGATATTTTAACATGGCTATTCCTCCTTATCAATCTCTTCCATGCATTTTTCCAGTATTTGGAGTAATGGCGAATCCTCGTCGATATTATCCATAACCTGAGTATGGAGTATATCAATCGCCTCTCTGAGATCGTCTTTGCTTTCGATTATTATAGTCGGGCCTTCATTATAGTATTCAATCATGTTTATTCCTCCTTCCTTTTATATCGGATCGGCTCCGGCTACTTCCACCGGAAGAACCGACAATTTAACACCGCAAAGACGACGATACTCAGCAACTTTTATTAAGTAACTTATCATTTTTATTTCCGAGTTAAACGGTTGACCATTAAGTAAATATTTATAAAATTCGTACTTCATATTGTAAGGATTCCAACACTTGAAAAGAAGTTCTGGAGATTTATTTGCCGCATTGATTGTAATATGCATCATTTCGGCGCTTTTTACTATTTCAGGAATTATTGAGTATTGAGTTGCCATTTACCGTCTCCCCTTTCCCAACTATTTTGTGGATGTTAACAAAATAATTATTGGGTGATTAGTGATTAAGCTAAAAAATAGTATTACACCAATCACATTTTAAATATGGCCCATTTGGAGATTGTTTTTGTTTAAGCGAATGACCGCATAAAGGACATTTCATCGTATTCCCTCCCGTTTCGTCTTAATTCTCAAAGACTCTTCAAAGCCGGTTACCCGGCGACGGGGACCCGGTAGGTGCCGGGTTAGTCTGGTAAAGCATCGAGATTTCTTAAACACTTTGCATTTGAATAACCTAACATATAGGATTGAAACAAAGTATTAACAAAACCATCGTCGTAAAATACTGAAGCTGGTGGAATTGGCTTATTATCTATTCTGGTTATCCTGTCAAATTTATGTCCGTAAATGATTTTTTTAACATCTTTTTCGAACTGATCCATAAGATCCAAACATTCCCCATCGTTAACTCTCATTTTCCTTACCCCTCCCTTTGTCCTTTTGATTACCCGTTAGGCGCGGGTTAGGCTATACTGTCAATATGCGGCTCTTCAAGATAAAGACCATTAATTAATTCTTCTTTGGATAACTCTCGAAATTTTTCTTCAGCCTCGATTTCATTTTCGGCTACTATGGTAATTTGTCCGTCGATAGTATAATTAATGATTGCTTGCATTTTTGACCTCCCATCCTAGTATTAATTTTAAAAGCGTATCCGATTTTTTTAAATCACTTATTAAAAAATCAAATTGCAATTTCGAATATTTTCGTTTTACAACTCTGCCGTTTTTAACAAGTTGTTCTTTAAAGTTTAATTCGTATATATCGCCATTAGCAGTTTTGTAGGTTTTTATCTTTCTTACTCCTTCCGGGTTTCCCCGTTTGATTGATTTAATTATACCATTATTTTTCATAAATTGCAATAACATTGCATAATTTATTTTAAAGTTATTGCACCAGAAGCAAATTTATGGTATACTATGGTTAAAGGAGTGATATATTTGACAGGCTTAAGATGGAGAATTAGAGTAACGACGTCGCTTGATAAGGAATTATGGGATAAATTTAAAAAGTTGTCGGCTGAAACCAGGATTCCAATTAGCAAGCTTTTTGATGAGGCCATCGAAGATGCTCTTAAAAAATACGGCAAATAAAAGGAGGAATTATGATGAAGATTATCAAGGTAGAGAATTGCCGGAAGTGTCCATTGAAAGAGAGATTGGGGGTGTTTGAGAAATACTATTGCACACATCAAGAAGGTGATGGAATGGATTTAGAAAACTTTAATATTGTTCACCCGAACTGTCCGCTTGAAGATGTAAAGGAAGAATGGGAAGAGATTGCAGAATGGGGAAGTAAGCTGGCCAAACAGCATGGACTTACAAAAGAAGATTCCCAAAAAATCCTTCAACACGTGAGGGCCACGATTGGACGTAGATGAGAGTTTTCACGAGGATTAAACCTAAACATCTTCCCCAACTCCCTAACCGGGAGTTTTATTTTGCCCTCCTCCTTAACCTTATATTAA